TACATAACATTACCGTTATGTCTATCGTCTAAGCGCACGCCTTTAAGAGCCAGCTGACCTAACTGTTGATTTACACGGACAGCATCTTGACCTTCAGGGAATTCACGATAACGGTTTCCGTGAGTTTCAAAGTTATCTCTAATGTCTTCCATCTCAATACGGTTTCCAATGCCGCCACGGAATGTTTCTACACCAGCAACACGTGGAGCAATGCCCATTTCTGCTGCGATTGCTTGTAAATTAGCTTCATCAATAACTGCTGGAGCATCACCAGGCAAATCAAATCTACCTCTATCGCGATCTTTAAGCTGCTTCATTACATTGCCTGGAGTATCTGAGGCATACACCACAGCATTACCACCTTGACCGATAGGTTTAGATCTATTACTTGATAACTTACCTTCACGCAAGTATTCACTAATAAAAAGCCCAGCTTTACGCATCTATCTATTACATAGTCTCTATCTATTGTATTCAAAACATAAAAAAGAGCCTCCAATTAGGAGGCCCTTGTTCGTTACTTATCAGAAGCGGTAGGTGGCACCAACCTTGGTACCCAATGTAAGGGTATCCACGTCAAATTCTTGATCTTCGGTGATGAATGCGACTTCTCCGTAGACTTCAAAATTCTCTGAGACATCGGCAACAATACCAAGTTTGCCAGACACTTCAGTGCTTAGATCTTTATCTTCGATAGAGATAAAAGCAGGACCTGCCTGTACATAAATAATAGCGTCTTCGCCAGCTTTAAATTCATAACCAGCGTGAGCTTCTGTGACAGCTGCGGTAAACTCGTTGCCAACCCAACCGGCATTGTTTTCTACGTTGGCGTAAGGGCCAGCGAATGCTGGGGCAGACAGCGCAGACAAAGCTGCTACAACAAAAATAGTTTTCATAATAATAATAGTCTTATGTACAGCGATTAATACTTATCGCTTCAGTTATTATATGAGTTAAATAAACAAAAAAAGACCCACGCTGTTAGGCGAGGGACAGAAATATAATTGTATGCATTAGTGGCAGTAACTTACTCCACGATATGTAAAGCAGCCATGATGTTCTTTTACATCTGTTGCTTTGATTGTGGGAATACCCCGGTAACGTGTCTCAGACAGACGATGAACACGCAGTTCATTCTGTGCACGACGGTATTCTTTGCGTGCATTTTCGACAGCACGGGCTTGTATTTGGGTCATTGGAAACTCCATAGTGAGGTGGTAAGTTTCCCGTTCCTTCCCGCCATTCTTGCGGTACTTGCGTCTCTTAATGTTAGGAGATGAACGTATTTATATTCTAGCGGCCATTAAATAGTTCTGTCAATCAAGCTCAGAATAATCAAACTCAGTATTTTTTTCTGGAAATGCCAAACTCTTCAGATAGTCATAACCTTCATTTAACTTTGATAAGCCAGGGCTGAGATTATCTTCAACTCGTTCTGTAAATGAAGATTCTCTTGGTGTGATGCCTTGCCAGTCCCTTGGTGAAATTGTTTTATCAATATTTATAGGTTCATAGGTTCCTAAGCCTTTGGCAACACTTGCAATGATAGAAGGAATACTCCCGCCTTCAATTAAATCTAGTTTTCTATCAAAAGTATCTTGACCACGCATTCCTGTAGTCTTATCAGCAGCTACAGTAGCTGCGTCATCAATCTTCCATTGATCTTGTATATTCATCCCACCTTCTGGGGTCGGTCGCATAGATAAACCGCCAAACGTCATTTTTAGATCGCGCCCATAACCACTGTCACTTGACTTATGTCCGTATGTTGTTATATAAGGTGAATTAAATTTAGCAAGTTTATCATTATCTATCGCTCGAAAAGTCTCATTAAAAAAGTCTACCTCTGACTTTTGTTGTTCAGGTGATAAATCATTAAAAGACATACCAGGTATTTTTACTTCTTCTGGTTTAAACTCTCGAAGAATTGGTTTTCTAGTTGGATCTTTTTGCACGGTGTGTGCCTGCTTCAATCTTGCTAGCTGATCGTCAGTAAGTTTAATGCCTCCAGGTGTGACGGTATCACCGCCTGTCATAGCTTTGATAAAAGTACGCTCTGGTAAACCAATGCCAGGTGCATTATCAACTACTGCATTTCTAAGATTCTGAAAAGGCTTAGAACGAACTAATCCACCTAAAACTGCTTTTGACCCGTGTATAAGAGGATGTTGAGAAATAAAATTGGTTGCAAATCTTTTTACATCACTAGAAGAGAACATGAACAAATAACAAGCTTGTAACTATTTTATCCACTTTAAAAATCACACAAAGAGTAGACTATTTTAGCCAATATAATAGTAGTACTGCTGTTACTTTAAGAGATGACTAGAGGAAGAAATAGGAACCGAGATACTGAAGAGTACGTTGCACGGAAACAAATAAATGCAATTGGTGGTGGGTTACAACTTAAAGAGTTACTTAAAATTATTGATGCCAAAGATGGTGACTATTACAAAGCAGAGCTAAGTCCAAGAGAAGGTTGGAGGGAAGCTTATGACCATTTTGGCATGACTGGAAAAAGGGAAACCTTGGACTTACAAGATGAAATAAGAGCTGAGATGAAAGCATACTATGGATTAAATAACAGTACTCCTTTGTCTGCACAGTCAACAAGATTAAATACTCCTCCACCTTCAGCTAAAGCACAGCAATTCAAAGACGATGCAATGCAAGAGGTTATGATTCAGTATGAAAATGATGATACTGTTGACAAGAACATGAAAGATTGGATAGAAAAAAATAATAAATCAGTAGCAACTAACTCTCTATTTTTAGCGTTGGGGTTAGGAGGGATCGCTTATCATAATTCACGTGAGCCAAACCCAAAAGAGGAAGAAGGGTATATTATTCGAGTTTAAAAATAAACTTAAAGACCAAGATCAAATTCAAAAATAGCGCCTTGCAAGAAATGCTTTAGTTTAAACAGTTGTTCTTGATCTACTTCTCCTTGCCCTGTCCATTTCTCTAGTGTCATTGACACAGCACAATGGAGCGCACGTACTGCACGCTCGTCAAACTCAACAGCAATATGTAAGTCGTCCATAAAAAATATTATACCTAGCAAGATATAGTCGCAATTTCTAAAATATCACAAGGCACATTGTCAAAAATATATGGATGTCGATTTACAAGTTGAAGATTATTCTGTTCTAACATGCGACAAAACACTTCAATCGGAGGGATACTTCTTTTATCATATAAGTCATCACCAAAGTATACTTCTAAACAATCAACAGCAACTTCCGAGATAAATAATTTACTTGAAGAATGTAAGTATTTGGTTATTGTCTTATAAAAATCTTCATGAATGTGCCAATCAATGTCTGATGGTCTTAAGTCGTCACGCAAGAATCCAAAAGGATGAGTTGCTTGAATATTGCAGTAATTAGGCGGATTTGCAACTACTAAATCAAACCTATATTCAGGAATGCTTTCCATATTATTGCTACAGAAAGGCGAGATATTATATTGGTTGATTTTTTTAGTCGCTTCTACACATGCAACTGAATCAGGATTAATATCACCTGTAACTAAATGCTTGCAGATCTTTTGTTCTAGCAATAAACAACCGATCCAAGCAGGACCGGCACACCATTCAAATGCTGTTTCATAAGAATGCCCTTGTAGAAGCTCAGCAAATATAGGAGCAAGGAAAGTCCCTCCTCCATTTAGGGAGGGCATACTAATAATTTTTTCTAACCAAGTTTCGTATTTCATTAATGAGTATCAGCCCAAGTTTCACCATGGTCTGCAGCCGCAGTAATAGGGACTCGGAAGTTGTAGTATCTACCTGCTTCAGGTGCAGCAGCAACTAAAAGTTGTTTGACACGATCAACTTCAGAAGGAACTACAGAAAGCTGCTGCTCATCATGTACATAGGCACACCTTGTGTAGTCACGGTTGTACGTGAGTCCTGCTGATTCAAGCATCTGATGGCTAATAACTACCCATCGCTTACTCAATATTGCGCCTGCACACTGGAGTAGAGCATTGAATGCACTGTGTTCAGCTCGACAGAACAAAGGGCGTCCATCAAGTCCACGTAGCTGCCCAGTAGTACGAACCTTGATCTTGACTGCATCAATTAACGGTTCGAGCCCTGGGATAGCATCAAGGAACTTACGCCGTAGTTCTTGACCAAGAGTTTTCTTCTGTGCATCTGATAATTCAGGTTTGAGGATGTGAGCCAACTTCACATCTCCAGCTCCATAAATAAACCCATAAGTTAAATTTTTCACAATCTTCCGAGAAACAGGAACGTTTGGGGTACTCATACGATCAGCATTCTGTTGATGGACATCCCCATTGAGAACAATGTCAGCAAAAGCACCCTGGTCATAAGCAGATAGGTAATGCCCTAACGCCCGAAGTTCGAGCCCTTCTAAGTCAGCCCCCACCATGACCATGCCAGGGTGAGGTACAAACAGCTGCCTAGCCCACGGTGCACTTACGACCTGCCCCAAGTTGGGACCACGGTGGGCATTTCGCCCTGTGACCGTAGCGAGAGAGCAGCTGTGATGGATACAACCATCATCAGCAATAGTGTTAAACCAAGAGTTGGCACCTTCACTCAGCTGCCCTAACCACTTCTGTAGCGTAAGCAGCCGGATAAACATCTCACACTCTTCATGGAGCTTCTCATTGCCTTGCTGGAGTGCGACGTCCCGCATCTCAGATAGTGTGGCTTCATCAACCTTTGGCTTACCAGTTTCAGTCACTTTAGTGAATCGAGCCTGACGAAAGTTCTGCAAAGCCCATGCAATGTGCTGACGACTTGTAGGGTTAAAGTCAATCAGACGAGTCATAGGTGCACCAGCTATATAGCCTTTAGTTTTATTAGACCGTTTTGGTGTATAAATTTTGCCTGGAACATAGACAAATCTATTGGCAATTGCAGTTTCTAAGTCCTCTGCTTCTGTTTGAAGCTCTGATCGGACACGCTCTGCCGCATTGATATCGAAACGAAAACCACTAGCTTCTTGCTGAGCCATAATCTCAGCCATCTTCATCTCAAGTTCAACGCAATCAATCATCAGTCTCATCCTCCTTATTAAAACCAAACGTAAGTTCTTTTTCTTTAGCTGCTTTATCAGCTCGGTTCTTATGACCAAGCTTAGCAATTGCTTCCATAATCTTTAAAGTATCTTCCGTTGTTGAGCCTTTCGGCATACGGTCATTAACGACATCAAATAAAGGGAAAAAGATATCGGATGCTTCTGTAACTTCTTCTACAGTTAATGGATCATTCTTCTTAGGCATAGTCGTTCATTCTCCGTTGCATTAGTTGCCAAAGTTTAAGTGTTACTTCTGTATCTTGAATACAGTAATCAAGCATCTCTGGGGTGTATTGCTCCCAGTTACCTTCATGTTTTCCAAAGTCTCCTTTGAAACATTTCAGTCGATAGCCCCATGCTTCAAGACTATGACGACCGTAAAGTCGTTGAGGCATACCTAGTGGACGTCTCTCAAAATCACGGTCTTGAATATGTGGATAAAATAATCTACTGAGGACTAGTGTATCCATCAATGTAGCTTCAGTTACAAAGTCAGGAAACTGCTCCTTGATTAACGGAACATCAAAATTGATAATATTATGCCCAATTAACACATTAGCTTGCTCAAGTTTTTTTACTCCTTGAAGGATACTACGTTCAGGCAGATGATCAAAAATAGTAGTACTATCATCATTAGCATCACGCATAACGATACAGTGAATACGAGATCCTCTGCGCAGTAGTCCTGTGGATTCAATATCAAATAGTAGTTGTGTCTTCGTCATGGGTAATTGCTGAATCTGTTGGATCATATTCATCCGTTTCAAATGGGTTTTGATCTGGGTAGAGTTCTTTATCGATGTTGCGGTCATATGAATTAGTTGTAAATCTTGGGTCTTCATTAAAGAAGATTGGTTCAATAGAGATAGATACTTCGCGTGCTAGACGGGCTGCTTTACGGAATTCATCTTTATAGTAAGTTTCCCATTCGTGGGATAGGACAAAGATCCTATTGATCCCCATTAAATGAGCTTGAAATACAGATGAAGAAAATGGATAGCGAGTGGTATAAATAATAGAACCAACTGTACTTGTACCTGTCTTAGCAGAAGCAGCAATAGCGTAAGTTAAACAATCAACCTCTACTTTGCTGTCTGTTAATAGTGAGCGCCCATCTCCAATAATTTCACGTCCTCGAACAATGATGCAGCCACCAGGAGCAGTAGGATGCGTTGATGCTTTAGCAACTGCTTCAGCTACTTGCATGAAATAACGATCTTTATTTTTAATATAAGTTGGATCACCTTTTGGACTAATCATTCCTCACACAATATAATCTTTGTCTCTATATTAGGTAGTGAACATGCATATTGTGAGCCATAAAAAATGAGTTTTTCAAATTTCAACATGAGTACATTTAAAGGCGATGATTATTTTGATAGCAGCTTTAATTTAGGCTCAATCAAAGGTAAAACAGTAAATGATACCATTTACGTTGGTCGTAACGATGAAGTTAATAGCCCTGCACACTACACTCGTGGAAGCCAAGAAGCTATTGATGTAATTGAAGAAGCGATTCAAGATGCTCCCTCAGTGAAGGCTGGAATGTTGCAAGCACAAGCATTAAAATATTTGCTACGCATTTGGTTAAAAGAGAATTCTAAGAAAGATGCAGAAAAGGCAAGGTGGTATCTTAATCGACTTATTGAGTCACTCTAGAAATATAGCTGCCGACAGGCAGCAACTACTTCAGCAACGTTTGAAAAATATGTTTTGATTTTTAATAGAAAGACTTTCATGAGGCAAAATATGTTTTTTAAGAATATTGTATGTATCTTCAATATCAGAAATAGGGTGATAAAAATATAAAGAGATACCATCGGATAATTCAGGATTAGACGGTACATACCAGGAAGATGGCTTTAGATTATCAAAGTTCTCAGCATCAGGGGAAATCCAACTATTTAGCTCTTCTATACGTTGAGCAGTTTTAATTATATGCTGCTCATGTGCAGGATCTGTAGGAATATTGAATACGTTATTGAATTGTAAGGCGTGCTTCCACGTTAACGTACCATCTTTTAAAATCAACCTACAGGGGTGGACCTTAATACCAGATGGTAAGGAATAAAAAAAGCTGGAAGCAATATGCTTACTCATCAGATTTTACCCTTGTTATCTTCAAAAAACTCAAGATCTTTCGCCCAATTATCTCCAGCGTATTCATTGTAAATAATTCTACCTGCATCTCTAAATGTACTATAGAAAAGAGAGACTTTATCCATATCGTTGAGTGTCTGATCTAGTGGTGGACCGTAGATAAGCACATTCCATGTTGAAGGTGAAACTGCTTCAAATCCTGTAGAGGTTGCTCTTAATTGTTTGATTCTTTTAAAAGGAATACAAATTGGATAATCCCAAATAACAGGAGCTGCTCGAATTAATTCAGAAGCACTACAGAAATACACAAAGCTATTTATAAAACCATTCCTATATTCATTAATTGTTTTGGTTAACCATATACGACAATCTTTGACAGCACCTTTCGGAGACACCCAGACATTGCCGTGCCAGTGTTCTTGCAGCGGATTAACTTCAATGGAAGGAACAGATGTTGCATTAACTAGGACCTGTTGAACCGGATCTGAGGTTGGATCAAAGTCAATACTTCCCATCACGGTCCGTGCTCTTTCAATCAATTCAGGAGTTGGATATAGAGGAAGTTTTAATCCTTTGGCAGCAAGCTTATCCGCTAAATTCTTCTGCGAGCGCTCTAAGGCTTTCTTGGCTCCGACCTGCTTCGACTTCAAATGTTCTTGTTCCAGCATCACTAATCAAGGTAATAAGTACGTTTTGAGACCAGTCATTTTCATCAATAGAAGACATGAGATCACGTAAAAACGTGAGAACATCTGAATCTTCTTCACGCTCAGCTACATCCATATCAAATTCAATTGAGTTGCCTGACATGAAAGTAGTCGAGTCATTCAACAAGTTGATAACTAGACAACCAGCACCCTGAGCTTCAACACCACGTATAGCAATATCAATTAGATCAGAGAGAATTAATTCAGCAGTAGCCAAGAGGAATTTTTGTTCATTCTCTTTTTCTGTACCAAATTTATCAGACTTGATTAATTGCTGGATAAGATCGTTTCTTCTAGACATATAAAAATGACTCTTGTATAAGGATAAGTAATTTAATAATCATCTGTGGAATTTTCTTCGTTGTCAGTAGGCTTTTTAAAGCTGTCTGGATTAATAATATTTGATTGACTAGGGTGTCGTCCAGCCAACATATCACCTATAACAGCATCGATGCGATCTGCAAAATGGCTGTCTGGTGCGAAAGTTAAATTAGAACGCTCATCAAGCTCTTGTTGATCAATCATTTTTGCTTGTTCTTCAAGTGCTCGTTCAACGTTATATTCAGCAATTTGTTGTTTAAGTGTATGCAGCTGACACTGCAGTTCAAATGAATCAGCATAGCTATCATCATCAACAAAGACACCAATATTCTGCGGGATTAGATGAAAAGGATTGCAGCAATATTTGTTACCACAAGTAGTTTTAACACCAGCGAAGCCGAGATCTCCCCAGCTAAACCACATAGCAACACGTTGTGGATGATGCTGAGTTGAACTAGAAATACCATGCCTCCGCCATGAGAACTGTGGTTGATCAGTTCTTTTGTTTATACATCCTTCCCAATTCCAACATTGATCTGGAGTTCTGATATCAACTTGAGACCAAAACTTCAGAGCACGTTTGCGTTCACGCTTTAGTAGACGATCTATATCTAAAGATAATCGCCCTTCTCTAGCAGCCGCAACACAACGTACACAAGCTTGATGGCTATCAAATCTCATTGAGTTTGAGCTAAAGCGACCTATAGAATGACCAGCATATAAACAAAGCTCACCTTCTTCAGCTGTGTTGGAAAGCTGCAGATTACGTCTGCCATATGTATGACCACCCACTTTTTTATTAGGTTTAGCTTCAGCCATTAGAATTCGCCCTCAGATCGTTGATGTGTCCCACCATGAGTTGGATATTGTTCATTTGTTGGAAGCAAATCAAGGTTACTATTAATCATATATTCGTAGCGAGTGCTGTTCTCATATTTAATGCGAACTAATTTAGCCTTTGTCGAATAATACTCAGGCCTGCCAACAATTAAAGCTGATAAATTATTAAGACGCACGACAACTCGTTGACCAATTTTAATATCTTGTACAAGCATATTTATACCTATTATGTATTTAAAGTGTAATTAATGAATGGAAGTTATGTGGAAATCTTTTTAAAAGTCGTTAAGAATATGATCTTCATTTAAAGGGTCATCAGTTGGACGTTTCCAAATACGTACTGACTTCTGTTTGCCTGTAAGTGGATCTTTTCTAGAAGTCACTAGACGCCTCCAGCCCATGGATTGAAGTACATCAGCAACTCTTCGACCTTCTCTCCTTGATTGGCTTCTAGGGTCAAGCTCAAGTGCATTAGAGAGCACTTCTGCTGCAGTTACTTCATTTCTAATAGATACATAGCCAGCAACTTTATCAATCCAGGGATCTGGATCTCCAAACTCTTGAATATATTCTGAGATTGCAGCAATTTCACCACTATTGAATTCATATCCGACGTTGCTTCTATATGCAAATACAGCAGCAGCCCAAATACTATCTCGCTCATTAATAAGCTTTTCCCAAGGTATTTGAAATTGTGAACCAATTTCTAATGGGACAAATCGACGATTACCTGTACTATCAACAAGAAACTGATTACGATTCGTGGTACCAATCATTACAAACCTTCTTGCTAATTTAGATGGTAAAGATGCATAGGGGTAACGGACTTCATCCACTCTGCTAGTAATTAGATTTTTAAAATTTTCAATGTTTCGAACATTGAAGTAATTATCGATCTCAGGTAATTCAAGTAGCCATGCCATATGAAGCCGATACTGCTCTTTCATGAGAGTATCTAAAGGAATAGTAATCTCAGCAAACAAAGTATCGGGAACTAAATTACGGGCAAACATTGATTTACCTACGCCCTGAGCTCCTACAAGAATGGGTAGCCATGACATAGAACAACCTGGGTTGTATGCTCGAGCTACTGCCCCAATCATCATTCGTTGCATAGCAAGAGTAGCAATGTGATGCTTGTTGCCTAAAAAGACTTCACCAATCCGATCCCAGTCAGGATGTGGTGCTTCCCATTTGGCGCAGCGATCTAGATACCGGGTGATTGGGCAATAACTATTTTTTCCAGCTGCATATTGAATTGCAGATTTAATCCTAGCTTCAGGTATAAAAACACCATGTTCACATGCCAACTTAGTAGTCATTAGATCAAGATCAGTACCTTGAAGACAAATAGTTTGACCACTTGTGCTTGTATATTCAATACTCCCAGTCAATTCATTTTTACGTAAATCATTTAAAATCTCTTTGACTTTAGTTACATCAGCTTCACGTTGCTTAGCAAGATCATCATCAGTTTTTTTAGGCCTACCTTTTTTCTTGACAACGCTTGTATCAGGTAGTGGTTCAATTTCAATATCATTCATAGGCTTATGCAGTGCAATGTTTATAACATCATCAAAACTTACTAGTGGATCAACTTCGGTATAACCAGCAGCAGACCCAACTGCCCCAAATCTAAGTTCTGATGGAAGATGTTTAGTCCAAGCGGGGTCTTGTTTCTTGGCTAATGAATAGAGTGTAGTATGTCCAGAAAATGTACCGAGACCTTTCCATTTGAAAGGCTGAATATTTTCATTTTTCTCACCATGATGACCGGATAATACCCAATCAACCCAGGTATCAAAGAGTATTTGACCTACGCCAGCACATGCAGCCATGACTGGCAAATAGTAATCTTCGTACTCACCATCCTCAGATGGTCTTAAGAAACTGGATAGTAGCCACTTGCATCGAGCTATATCAATATCAGTAACATCTGAGGCAACAAAATTATCTTCGTCATAACCTATGTCATCAAGAAGAAATTGGGGTACTGGTTCAGATTCTAGGTTGTAATTAAATTCAGCACTAGTATTCCCATACCAAAGCCTCTCAGGTTTTTGACCACAGTTATCCTTAAGTTTGTCAAAACCAAGGTCAGCTATTAATCTATTGACGACTAACCAGTAAGCCCCTCGGTGCTCTGAGACACTGTGAAGCTCTTTACCAAGGGGGAATAACGCACGGAACCTGTGCTCAGTTTCAGTATGACTAGAGGATGTATAGGTAGCTGCACACCATTGTCGTGCGGTATCTGTTTGCCAGAACCTAGCAAGTGTTGTGTCTCCGTCAACATCAATGACGATAACATTGCTACCACTACTATGTTCAGTTAATCGATGCCTATCAGCAAAGTGTGTCGCGCACCAACCATATCCGGCTTTAACCCAACCTTCTAACCAATTGATATCTTCATAGATATTCAACCAACCTTTAGCAACTTTTTGTGGATTAGTTTTGTTCTTGCAACCCTTGTGAACTGCAATCTTCAATTTCATTATTAGAACTCTCTTTATCGTGGAACATTTGACAACGCTTTAGAAACCTGGATTCATATAAATCCATCTGATCACTATCAATGAAAATACCTTGGCTTGTTTCTGGTGTAGAAACGATGATCAAGGCAACATCACAACGATAGCCAGTGCGCTCTTCTAAAGCAAGGCGGTAAGCCGCCATTTGTTGAGCGCATTTTTGAAATTTTCGGAAACCACCAAATCCAATACGATCCCCACGTGCAGGAAACTGAGAACAGTAGGGCGCATTACTAGTTTTGAAGTCAGCAATAATCCTGACACCTCCGATTTCACCAATTAGATCAGGACATCCTGCATACATATGCTCAGTACTCCAAACATAAGCTACTTCTCTATCATCCGATCTTAGGTGATTCCAGTCTGGTCGAAGAGGTCGCTCACTCCAGTGAAGAATGTCAAACCAATCTAGGTACTTTGTAATACCATTCCAGAAATCTTGATATTGATCTGGAACACCTGGATCTAGTCCACGAAGATAGTTCTCGCAACCAAGGTGGATTGCACTACCTCGCGTTGAAGCAGCTTCAAGTCCACCAGGATTATTTTTTTGCCAGGTACGTAGACCTGCCTTTGACTTTTCTGATTCAGTTGCTGATAATACTGTTGTCACAGATGGCATATACATGCCACTGCATAAATATTTACGGTATCCAGATGGCGTTTGAATCCTGTAAGGTTTATTTACCGGTGTTTCGTTGGTAGTAGACATAATGTGTTTCTATGGATTTTTATATGACAGTTAGCGCAAAGAGGTACACATTTTAATACTTCATTCCACCACTTATCTTCACCGCAACAGACAGGACCTCCAACACTATATTTTTTAGAATTGGATTCTATATGATGCCATTGTATGACTGTACTATCATTTTCTCCACATGATTTACATGGAAAAATAGATAGTAAATTTCGTCTAGAATTTTTAACTTGTTGCGCTTTATTTCTCCATCGAGATCTAAGCGTATCAGTAGTCAT